CCGTAAACGCCCGCTGCACGCCATCGGTGCGGGTTGCCAGCCCGTCCAGTGTCGCCGGAGACGCGCCGGGAGACGCTCCCAAGCTGTCGTTGGTGCCAATCCACGAAAGCACGCTCGCCGTCTTACGCGCCGTGCCGATCGCGCCCGCGTTTTTCGCCTGGTTCGACAGGAGGATGCTCTCCATGTCGCGCTTCAGTTCCTGGCCTTTCAGCGCGAGCTGATAGGACAGTTCATTGTCACGGCCCGCCCTGTCGATGGCGTTCTCCGTGCCGGTGACTGCCGCGACTTTATCGCTGATCTGCGCGATGTTGCCGAGGCGGACTGTCGGAGTGGCGGCGTCGATCGTCGCGTCGTCGCCTTCGAGCACCGCGTTGGCAGTAGAGGCGGCGGCCAATTCTTGCCGTTGCCATTCGTGGTTCACTGCCTTTGCTTTGACTTTCTCTACACCGGATAGAAATGGAGTTTCCACTACTTGTTATCGCGGAACCGTTTACTTTCCGCTTCCTTACATTACTGCAAGGGTCAGGCCATATCATCTCTTTCGAGCAGGGCGCTCGTGGAGGCATTACTGCCATGGGCTTTGGGAGCATTCTTCCAAGTCCGGTAAGTGCGATGAGCGGCAATGTATTTACCGGAGCAGACGCTTGAGCAAAACAGATGGGCCTTGCCCACCGTATCGCTCCAGCGCTTGCTGATAAACTTTCCGCACCACTCACACTCACCGTCCCACCGCCTGTAGGCTCGGCCTCTGGTCGTTACACCTTCAAGGGGCTTTCGCCCCAAGCTTGGCTCGGGATTGTCCCCGGCATTACCCGGTAGGATGTTCCCCGAATTCACCCCGTTTGCTGTTGATGCAGCGTGCTCGGTCCAATGGCATCGGTAACAGAGCGTCAGGCCGTTATCGAGTTCCCAGCGCTTTTCAGGATGCTCCTTGAAGGACAGGATATGGTGAGCCTGAAGCTCGATACCCTGCGCTCCACAGCGCTGGCATGTGGCCTTGTCCCGCGAGATAACCGCGCGAGCCCATGCTCCATGCTTGCCGCGCCTGTCCTTCCTGCGACTGTTCGGATTGAACAGCGGATGCTCTTCGCCGGACCGGTATTTCTGGCCGTATCTGGAACATCCCTGTGAGCAGAACTTTCGCTTGGAAAAACCCGAGATCGCCTCGGTCTTCCCCTTGCTGAATTCCGCTCCGCAGCGCTGACAGTTGCGAACTCGCGGCTCGTCCTTCCAGAAGTTTGGATGGTTTGGACCCGTCCAATTCTTTGTCCGCCACTGCCCCCGACATGCGTAGGAGCAGAACTTGGCGGTCGTTAGGCGATGCGGAAGGACACTAAATTCCTTGTTGCACTCGATACACTGAACTTGAGCCATGACACCCTCCTGCGAGGGGTCATGTTACTACATCAAAGGACCGAACGTCCAGTCGGGCTTATCCGGTAAATTGTGTCACTGAGGTCTTCTCTGTTACCGATCGACTGATAGGTAGCAAAGACGTCTGTTGGAACTGTCATGGTATTACTGCGTCCTTTACGAGGACCGTCCACCATTCATCGCCGCAATGAGCCTTGCGGCATCCTTGAGGCTTCCGGTGCGGTCCAATTGGCGGTTGAGGTCTTTGAACCGAGCCTCTTGAGCCTCTCCCTTGGCGGGAGCGCTGCCCGGACGCTGGACAGGAGGAACAGGTGCGCGTGACGGTGACTTGGTGGCCTTCAGAGCCTTGTCGTATTGAAGCGCCTTCCAGACGATCTTCTGGAAGCGGTGATCGTGGATCTGGATCGGCAGGAACTCGGTCGCGGCGCGTTGCAGAAAGTCCTGCTCGAACCCCGTTTCCTGCATGAATTCCATCACCTCGGAGACATTCGCCTGATAGGTTTTCGGGTCTTTCCACTCGGGAAATTCCTCGGCGAATTTTTGCGCCTCCCCGGCCCTCCACGCCTCCGCGTTCTGCATGAACTGCTGCTGCTGCGCTTGCTGCTGCTGGTATTGCTGGGCCTGTTGCGCCTGCAGTTCGGCTGACACATGCGTCAGCCGCTTGTAGGCCAGGTCCCACGCCTCGTATTTGTCGCGGTCGTAACGCCGCCAGTTCTCCAGATCGTCCCAGGTGGGCGTCCCGAACTCTTTTCGATAGTCGGCATCCAGCTTCAGCGCCTCCAGCGGCAGCGACTGCTCATAAGCCGCTCGTGCCTGCGCTTGTGCCTGTTCCGCCTGCTGCGCCAGGGCCTCGGCGGCCCGTCGTTGCTCGGCGGCTTGCTTCAGCCCCAGCTGGATGTCTGCCTCGCGTGCCCGATCGCGGGCCAGGAACGCTTCCTGGTGCTCGCGAGTGAGGGCCGCAAAGGCTTCTCTCTCTTTCTTGGGCCATGACCTTGGCGCTTCGAGGGGCTCGTCTTGAGGCTCTTGCGCTTCAGTCTCGCCGCGGGGCTCTTGCGGAGGCGCAGCGTCAGCTTCTGCTGATTGCTTGTCCGGCTCTCTGCCGGAAATGAGGTCCGCTGCCTCGCGCGCGGTAATTGGCGCGTCGGAAGCTGGCGGAGGAGAAGGCTCGGGAGCGGGCGCAGGTTCAGGTGCCGGCGCAGGCTCGGGGCCCGGTTGGGTAGGCTCAGACATGAAGGGAATTCCAGTTAGGCCCAGTTAGGCCCAGTTAGATGCTCAGACTATTCCGAAGCGCTTCGGACGTGACGTGATCTCGGCAATCTGCCGCTCCGCCAGCCGCCCATTGGCGACGACCGCCTCCAGGTGCGACCGCACTTTCCCGACGATCGTCACCGCTATGTGGAGGTTCCTCCGGCCCTCGTCGTCACGCGGGCCTGACATCTCCCACGCCTCGTGATAGGCCGCCTTCAGGGTGTCGAATGCAGCCGCAATCGGCCCATCAAGCGCCGCCTGCACCTGTGCCGCCGCTGCCATGTCGCGGCGCAGGGCGAATTCATCGTCAGCCATGGCTAGCCAGGATCGCCCCCTATGTGAACACCTGAAGTACCACTGCCGCCACCATTGCTGCCCGGAGGAGGCATGGCGGCCTTCAATTGCAGGCCAGCCATCGCCAGCCTCTCCTTCAGCGCCAACTCGGCCACAAGCTGCCGCTCCTTCAGCGCCATCTCGGCCTCGACCTGCTGTTGCTTCAGCGCATGTTCCATCGCCATCTGCTCACGCTGCAGGGCAGCTTCCATCTCCATCTTCTGCCGCTGCAGGCCGGCGTCCTGCTGCGCCTTCTGCTGCTGCATGGCCATGTCGGCCTGCGCCTGCTGCTGACGCATCTGCGCGTCGGCCATCGACGCCTGCTGACGCATCTGCATGTCCTGCTGTTTCAGCTGCATCTCCGCCATGCCCTTCTTCTCCTCAGGAGAAGGCTCGGGAGGCTGCGGAGGCGTCTTCGACGGATCAGTAAAATACGGATCGGGCGAGTTCAGCCCAGCCTTGCGGGTCAATTGTTTAACCGTGTTGTAGACCTGCTGCGGCCCGGCCAAGCCGGTCATCTTCGGAGAAGTCATGGCGTTGCCCTGGATCTGCATGATCTCACGCAGCACCATGATTTCCTGGCTCTTGTCGCCAGACCCGAGCCCGACATTGATTGTGAGGTCGTTACGCTCGCGCCATTCCTGCGCGTCCACCTGCACCCACTGGCCGCGCAGCTTGACCGTCTCGGCCTCGGACGCATTCTGCCGGATGGTGGCGTGCAGCAACCAGAACATCTCCCGGATGCCGGTCTCGGCGAAGATGCGGGCGATGAGCTTCATCTTGGCGCGGGCAGCGTTCTGGGCGTCGAGGACGGCCCGCTCGCCGATGTTCTGCAGGGCATTCGGATCGAGGCCCTGGCCCTGCCGCGTGACGCCAGTGCGCCATTCGCGCTGCGTGTCCAGGTATTCCAGCATCGGGAACACGAAAGACCCGATCGGCTGGTTCGGGACAGGTGCCACGCTGCCGATACGGCGGGTACGGATGATGCCGCCGACGCGGTTGGAGAGGACGTCGTCGATCGTGTCCTTCGTCGCCCCGTCCTCGGCAACTTCCAGGCGCTGATTGTTGGAAAAATAGACGTTGTCGAGCAACTGCCGCAGCAGCGCCGTCTTGATCCTCTGAATGTCCATGACGAGGTCGGCAACACTGGTGCCGTAGAAGCGGTGCGGATTGATAAAAGGCGTCATGGCGGCAAAGCGCACCATGTCCGGCACGATCTCGGGCTTGCCCTTGCGCTTCAGGATCTCCGAGCCCGAGCCGGCCGTCGTCACCCGATAGCGGCGCGGCTTGCCGTCGCCCTCGTAGTCCATCATCACGTAGTGCTCGGTGACGCGGATCAGGCGGTTGGCCTTGTTCAGCCCCTCGGACCCCGACAAGGCATTGTCGTCCACCGTGTCGCGGGCGATCTCCTCCGTCGTGCCGTCGCCGGCATAGTCCGGCAAGGCCTTTACCTGCGCCTTGTCGTAGCCGGCCGCGATGAGCTCGGCCTCCGTCTTCCTGACTTCGTGATAACAGTAGTCGCAGTCGCGCAGCATGACCGAGCGCTGCCGCCTTGAGACACCGAACTCTTCCGGCGGCACATTCTCGACCCGCGCACAGCCGTATTTGCGGATGCGGCTGATCTTCACGTCATGCACCGTCTCCGGCATCGGCGGCGGCATGGCCATTGGAGGAGGCCCACCAGGGCCTGGCGCTCCGCCGGCAGGAGGAGGCCCCGCGCCCGTCGCAGGCGTCGGCGGCCCTGGTGGAGGCATTGGCCCTCCCATCGGGGGCGGCCCTCCCGGCGGTCGCATGCCGGCAGGAGGCCCCATCGGCATGGGCATTGCGCCGGGAGGGCCAGGAGGAGGCATGCCGGGCTGCATGGGAAACGGAGGAAGCGCCATCAGCAGCGCGCCTTGCGCATCTTCAACTCGGCCGCCTTCTCCCAATCAGGGTTGCCGGCCTTCTTGTCGACAAGCGCCTCCTGGAGGATCTTCATGTCTGTCTTGGTGATGCTCAAATCCGATCGAGCTTGCCAAAGATCGTCGGATATGCGGGCGTAGTCGTCCCGCAGCGTGCGAGTGGCCTTCAGTTGCCGTAGCGCACAGTCCCGCTCTTCCTGCATGTAAGCCAGCGCATCCTTGAGCCGCGCATTGTCCTGCGCCAAGCTATCGATCGTCCTCGACCTGACGAGCAGCATGTCGAGCAGCTTCTCCTTGGACACGCCCTTCTTCGCCATCAATACGCCCCCTGCTGCTCGTCGCGCGGCTGCTGGCCGGGAATGCCCTGCCGCTCGGTATGCTCGATGATCTCGACGCCCTTCGCCTGCTTCAGCATCCCGTACGGCGCATCCGGCAGGCCCCAGAACATCTCCTCGATATGCTCTTCCTTGTCTTCCCAATAGACCTTCACTATGGCGACTTTCGACAGCAGGGCATCCTTCACGAAGGTATAATTAATGAGAAACCCGTTATTCTTCTGGGTGAATACATGGTTCACATAGTCTGTTTCCTGCTGTGCCGCCTCCTCGTCCTCCGCCCCTGTCGGGACGAACTCCACCACGTCGTCGCCGCCGTGCAGCACCTCCATCATCGACGGCATCAGGCCCTCGACGGCGTCGGCCACGTCGGACGAGACGGCCTTGGAGCGATCGGCAGGTGCCGGCATGTCACGCGCCATGTCGCCCTGGTAGTAGTCGAGCGCCCGCGCCCGCTCCTCACTGAGCTTCGAGCTCTCGGCCGCCGACAGGGCGTCGGACTTCTCGCCCTTGAGGATGGCCTGCACCTCGGAGACGGTCAGCCTGGGCATGCCGGCTAGTCCTTCACGTCGAGCCGCTCGTAAGGCGTCTCGAAGAGGTTGTTGGCGATCTGGATGTTGTCGCAGTTCGTGTTGTGGAACGTCTTCACCGGATTGCCGGCCGGGAGCCCGTGCACAAAGCCGAAATGGTTGTTCCAGAAGCCCATGCTGTGACAGTCGGTCATGCGCACGATGGCGTCGTAGTCAGGGTCGGTCGTCCCGAAACTCTCCTTCGCGTTCTCGTCCTGACCGATGCAGCACCTGTTGAAGCTGTTGTTCACAAACACGCCACCCTTAGCGCCTATCGCGACCAGCCCCGACATGTCGGCGATGTCGAACCAGTTGGCGTCGAAGATCGTCCCGCCAACGTCGCCCTCGATCAGGGCGATCATCTGTGGCCTGCCGGTAATAAAATTCTTGTTGAAGCGGTTGAGCGTGAAGCTGCCGAACTCTACCGCAAACGTATGGCCGTCGGCGCTGACGCTGTTGCCTGTGCCCGGATTGTAGTTCGAGCCGCTGATGTAGTTGTTCTCGATGATACTGTCGGACCCGCTGAAGCGCCCGGTGCACAAGTTGTTTTGAAAGAACGAATTAATAATTTTGCATCCCAGCATGGGTGTGTTGAAGACGTAGTTGAAGTTCTTAAACCCGCATTTGTCAAAGGTGCTGTAGTTGAGTTGACCGTCTGCGAGCAGGCTATACGGCTGGCTCCTGCCGTCGAAGCATAAGCCAGTAAACGCGGCAAATTCTTTGGTGCCGCCGAGCGAGAAAAAATGGCTTTTGCTGTAGCGAATTTGGGAGCGATACTCTTTTTCATCGCCATAGTGCCCCTCGCCCGTCCAGTGCATGCCGTTCACGAGCGGGATAGCGCCCGCAGAGTCGATGCGGTAGCGGCCGACGGGAAAATGCAGCGGCAGGTAGGAGCCCGAACGAGCGCTGGTGCAGTAAGCGTGCGCCTCGCGGATCGCGGGGCCGTCGTCGTGCGAATTGTCGCCAACGGCACCGAAGTCGGTGACGCGGACGTTGAGTGGATCGACAGCCATGGGCTACTCTTTCGGGAGGTCTTGGTTGGGCGCCGGAGGCTCGTCGTGCAGCCCGCTATCCTTGCGCGGGTCTTCCTTCGGCTTCGGCTGCGTCCCGCCTGGCGATACAATACCGCCACGCCCTGCCTTGCTCTCGCCCGGCTCGCTATAGGCGTCTTCGCCCTCTTCCTTCGGATCGGACATTGATGTCTCCTGGTGGGTGGCAGTGGTGACGGGATGCCAGCCCGCTAGAGCCGGAGGCTATCTTCGGCGGATAGCTTCGGCAGAAGAGCGGCTAGCGCGCGAGCGCCTTCGTGGCATAATGGCATCCATGAACGAGGCACCCGACCACAAAGAGGCTCCAGACGACGAGTGGCTGAAAGTGGCGCTCCGCACCGCAGCCATGCGGCACCGGCTGCACGCGCACCTGGTCGCAGAAGCCCTGCGCCATCGCTTCGAGCTGCCGCCTGAGACCATCAAGCGCCGGAAGGCTCCGGAATGAAGGCGCAGCGCCGCATGAAGGACGAGCGTAATCTCCTCAGTCCGAAGAACCGCCCGCAGCGACAGCGCGACCTCGATATCGCGCGCTCCTACTTTGTCGATGGCGAGACAACCACCTCGATAGGCAAGCGTCTCAGTCTGTCACGCGCCCGCGTGAACCAGATCATTGCCACGCTGGTAAACAAGCACCGCTACTCTGACCGGCTTCCCCACTACCGCCTGCCGGACGACATCGCGGCCAAGCTCGACGCTGCCCGCCCACGCCCCGCGATAGGCAGTAAAGCCGCCCCCGTAGAGTGGACACCGCAGGACGTGGAGGCCGAGACAATCGCCGGCTATTGGAGGATGCACGTCCGCATAGCTTGGAAACAGCCGCGATCCAGTCTGCCTCCAGCCCTCCACTATTGGCGGTTACCCACCTGGACCCTATCCGACTACATGCAGGAACTCGGCATCCCTGCCCCTACGCGATCCCCAGTTTCTCATACACCAGCTTGCGGCCGAAGCCCGCCGCCCGAGACGGCTCCTCGTAGCAGATAGCGCACAGGCCCATCGCGTCGGCGGCATGCGAGCTCCAGTCGTGTACTGGCCCGAGGCCCACCTGCCGATCGTCGTCACGACGCTCATGGTAATAGCCAAGCGCATCGCGCCCGGCTTCCGTCGTCGCCTCGTTGAACCACATGCGCGGGAACAGGCGGCGCACCGCCTCGACCCGCATCATGGCGGCCCCACGCCCCTGGTTCTTCACAGGCGGCTCCACGGAGAAGCCTGCCTCCCGCAGATGGTCTTCATACCGCTTGCCGGTGATGGCATTGGCGTTCACGCCGTCGTGCGGGAGGTAGCAGATTGCGCGCTCGTATTTGCGCTTGCGCAGCTCGTCGACGTAGTAGGCCAGCACCTGTCCCATGCCCTCGATGTAGTCGAGGACGCGGATTTCCTGGCCGACCCATTGCACGATCCAGATGGCCATGGCGTCAGCTGACGCTCCGCTGCCGCCCAGGTCGAAGAAGGCTCGGAGAGGCAGGAGCGGATCAGCAGCAACTCGTCCAATACGCCCTGCAGCTTTTGCCTCGTTGAGGCCGGCAGCGAAGTAGGCACCCTCGAACGCCTTGGCATAGCCGCCTTCCCATATGTGATCATACCGCTCTGGGTAGCGTTCTTGATCAATTTGCCGCTCTGAGACCAAAACTTCCGGGAACCAAGGGTTGTCCCGCCAATTCGCCTCGACGACGACTGCGCCGGGCGGCCTTTCCTGGCGCAGGAATTCGTCGATGGCGTCGGACTTGCGGCGCGGGTTCCAGCTCGCCCATATCTCGCTGTTTTCCGCGCGAATGGTAGGCCGCAGGAGAGCGAGGCTACGATGACTGAGCGTTTGCGCCTCTTCAATCCAGGCGATGCGAAAGCCTTCGAGGCTCTTGATGGACTCCGCCGTGTGGTCCTGCATGCCCTGGAAAATAATGAGGCCCTTGCCGGGCGCTTCGATCCGGTCATCCAGAATGCGGAACAGCGGGCCGACGCCGAGCGACTGTATCTTCTGCTCGATGAGGCGCTTTGCCGACTGCGTGAGAGTACGCTGGACTTCGCGGATGCAGACGACTGCGGTTCCCGGGTTGACGATGCACTCCTCGACGAGGCTTTCCGCGAAGAAGTGTGACTTGCCCGAGCCTCTGCCGCCATAGGCGCCCTTGTATCGGGCTGGCGCGAGGAGCGGCTCGAATACGGGCGCTGTCTTGATGTCGAGATTGCCGTCAAGCGGCTCTGGAATTGCCAGCATCGGCTATGGCGACAGGGTTGCTGCGCTGGTTTGGATCTGCGTGGACGATGGTTCGGGTGACATGCTGGATGACGAGCGGGTTATCGGGATCGCCGCTCATGGGCTGCGGCACCTTGCCTTCGACGCGATCCATGACTTCCTTGATAGCGGCCACGTCACCTTCGAGCGCCTTGTCGAGCAATGCGTTTGCGAGGCGATGCAGTTTTGGGATGTTGGTTTCGTCCGTCGCATTGAGTTCAGCGATGAGCCTTTGCGTGACAATGCGCGGCTTTTTCAGGACGCCATTGGCTTTCGCCAATTGATTACCGGGTTGGAATGTCATTGTTAAAACACTCTAAGTGACTGCCGCGACTGCTATTCCGAAGTACGCCGCCACCCTGATCAGGATTGCGATGAGGGCGACGACGCCGACGATGATGCGGACCGGCGGATAGAGTTCGGGCAGGAATTGCTGCACCGCCCAGATGATGAGCCACGCGATCGCAAAAACCACGATCACGAAGATGAGCAGGCCGATGAGGCCGCCAGCGTTCATGCGATCCTCCTAGTCCAGAGAGATGCCGAGTTGCTCGGCGAGGGTGTTGAGCTTGTCGCGCAGTTCGACGAGCAGGGCGATGATGGAGTTGAGCTGCTCGGCGAGCTGCGCCTGCGCTTCAGTGTCCATGCATCACCTCACGAAGACGTGATAGCCAAAGGCTACATTTCCCTTGCATGCTCTGTCGCCATAGGCTACATAGAGAGCATCAGAGAGGGAGACAGAAATGAGCAACGAACTGAAGCGCCTGCACCGGATCGAAGCCAAGGCTTGGAAGGCAATGAATGACGGTTCCGAACAGGATGCATCCTCGACCTGCGGCCAGCATGGCAAGAACTACATCGCATGGTGCGCCGCCGCAGACGCTTGCTACGAATACCGCAAGGCACACGGTCTTCTGGAGGAGGGGCGCTAAGCCCCCCCCACCCCCACAGGAGACACCGAGATGACCCGCAAGACGCTCATCGACTACATGGTATTTGCAGCCCGCGACGAGGATGCCCGCGAGGGCGGCAAGTTCGACAGGGAAGGCTTCGGAAACTTCTTCCCGGAATACCGCACCGACGCAGCGGAACACGACGTGGAATGGGACGATGACATCTGGGACGAAGCTTTCGCCCTCTACCTCAGGGATTGGGCGCAAAACATTACGGTCGAGGACTTCCTGCGAGAGGAAGCTGCGGGCAAGCATGACCCCCGCTGAGTTCAAGGCCGCGCGCGTGTCGCTCGGCCCCACCACCCCACAGGAGACACTGAAATGCACCTAAGAGCCATCCCACCAGTCTTTCTGCCTTACAGGTTCCAGCCTGAAATTGAGAAGCTTTCCAAAGCCGCTTTGATGGATTTAGCCTGGGACTACGCCACCCGTTGCGCCGAAGGCGATACTCACGACGCCATCATGGACGAACTTCGCAAAAGCGCCGAGATCGTGACGCTGCATCGCAAGCAGATTTCGCATGACGCCCGCTGAATTTAAGGCCGCGCGCACCGCGCTCGGCCTTTCCGTCCCCGAAATGGCGGCAGCCCTCGGCGTCACGCCGCAGGCTGTGCGCCGGCTGGAGGGACCGGGAGCGCACCGCGCCGTCACGCGCACGATGCAGCTCCTCGTCGAAGCCTACCTGCTCGGTGCCCTGCTGCCGCATGAACGAAAGTAGTCCGCCTGCGTTTAGCCTGCTCCCGCCATTCCGGCGGGGGGAGATACCCCCATGCCCGTCTATCAAGGCAAGAAGGTTACTGTCGTGCGCCAAGCCAAGCAGGGCGATGCCGGCTTCGATCCGGCGGCACCAAAGAGCGTGATCAAGCTCCCGGACGGCTCCGAGAAGACCGTCGCGACGACCGAAGTCACCGACGAGTAAGCCCCCAAATTTGACTGTAGCGACGTTTTGTCGAGGCTGGAGGCTACTTGGTAGCGCCCGGCCGTTTTTCCGTCGCTACGCTCCATCCTGGTGCCCGTGCTCGTGTAATTGAACTTCACCGCCAGTCCGCACGCTGACCGAAAATGCCCCATTCACGCGGGAATGCTCCGAACCGAGCCAGCAATTCACCGACAAAGAAATAGAGCGGGATTACCGTGGCAGACAAAATTACGAGAAGAGTTACAGCGTCGCTCATCGACTGACCCTCCCGGTAAACACTCGGAAAAGTTCTGATCTGTTGCTCCGGCCTCCGCGATGGAGGGGGTGAGTCCTCCCTATGGAAAGGTGACCCACACCCGCCCCACGCGGCCCGGAGGCTGGCGCACCCGGTGCCGATTTCCGATCCGCGCTCCCGAGGGTTCATGCCGGAACTCTAGCAAACTGCACCGGAATGGCAATGGGCCCGAGAGCCCCGCCTGCGGGTTAGGGGCGTGGATGAGGCGGGGCCCTCGAACGCTCCCGGCGCCAGGGAGGTGATGCGCCGGGTTTGGAAAACGCAAAAACCCCGCAGCCCAATTGATGGGCGCGAGGTGTGAGGCTCTATTTCGTCAAGAAAGCGTCTTGAAGTCAAGCCCCTTTTCGTGGCTGCAGGCGGAAATGCGCCACGAGCTGCGCCAGGGCGAGCTTGGCCTGCGGCACGGCCGAGGACGAGGCCTCGTCGCGGCACAGGCGGTTGAGGGCGACGAGGGCGGGCATGCCGGCCTGCAGGGCCGCCTCGCGGGCCGGATCGAAGCGCTCGCGGCGGAAGATCGCGATGCGCTCCGGGTCGCGCTCGTCCGGCAGGCTGACGCCGGCCCGCTCCAGTGCCGGCGGGTGGATCGAGCGCACCAGGCCCAAAACCATGCGGTCGTAGTCGGCGAGCAAGGAACACCAACGCTGCGCCGCCTCGATCTCCACCTCGGTCAATTGCCGGAAGACGTAGGCCCTCCCGGCTTGTGAGACGAGAAACGGGCTCTTGCCGAATTCCAGGAAGGCGTCACGCGCCCTTGCCCATGTCGCGGTGAGGGTTGGGTCTTCCCGCTCCGCCCACCAGTCGATGCGGCCGCCCTTGCGTGTGGTTTCCCTGCGCTTGCGCCCTGCCCGCGACATCCCGGACCATCCCATTCTGCCCCCTCAATGCCCGTAAGCCGGTTCGCGGCGCCGGGGAACCTATACCGGCGTATCGGCCGTCTCGAAGCGCCACGCCTGCGGATCGACCGGCTCCTCGCCTTCGCCGCGCTCCTGCTTCGCGAGCCATGCCTTGCGCCGCAGGCCAGCGAGGAGCTCGGGAGATGGCGCGACGGCCACTTCTTCGACCAGCGGCTCCGGCTTGGCTGGCTTCGGTGGCGATGCCTTCCGCATCCGGCTCTCGATCGCCTCCCACGTCTCTACGGTGCCGTCTGGGTAGATCACCGTGCGATCCGCTGCCACAAAGATTGTGCCGACTGGCATCTTCCAGTTCTGGAATTCCTGCAGGCTGGGAAAGCCTCGCCAACTCAACGCATCCAGACTCATGCGGCTCGCAGTGCCGGATATAACCTTGCGGATGCGCGCGGCCATCTCCGGGTTGGACGGTATGTCAGGGTTGGCGAATACCCGCTCAAGCGGCTTGAACTGCCGAGATCTTTCGTTGAGGGCGCGTATCTTCCTCGCGTGATCCGAATAGCTTCGGACAATACGCGCCAGTTCAGCGCTGGATGGCAGAAACCGCCCGTCGTGCTCCGCCACTTCGCCGCGGATGAACTTCCGAGCGGCGCGCTCAACAGCCCATTTCGGCTCACCTTCCAGGGCCATGAAATAACCCAGGTATTTGCCCTCGGAGTTTCCGTCCGGTGCTGGAAACTGGTCGAACAGCGCCCGGAGCGCGGCGCGCAGTTCATCGGCCGTTGCGGGCTGCAAAGTTTCCGTTTGGGTTGACGGAAGGTTCATCGAACGTATTTCCAAAAACCTCGCTGATAGGACGGCTGGCTAGTTCCGAAAGGGCGGCGGAGCCGCGCAGCTTTCGAGGCGGGCCTGTGCTGTTTGCGCGTATTCTGTTTTCCAGCCACTCAGGCTCGAAACCACGCCAGCCGTTGGCGATCATCGCGTCCGCTGCCGCGTTGGGGTCGGCGCATCGCGCAAACTTGCCGGCGAGGAGTTTCGCTGCTCGCACCGACAGCGGTGGTCGTAGCTGTCGTCGATGATCGATAACCGCTTCGGCGTGCTCGATGTCGAGAACGGTTTCGAGTTCGATGCGAGGCGTCGGTTGGGGGTTCTTTGGTATCCCTTTAGGGATACTTTCTTGGGGGAATAGAGGTTGAGTTTTTGGGGGTGTGGGGGCCTTTGTCTTAGGGGAAAGGGGGTCGGTAACGTTACTCACGTGACGTAACGTGACAGCATCGACGGCGTGGCCATTGCCGCTATGTTCTGTAACGTGACGTAACGTGACAGCATTCGGATCAAGAGCCTTGCGACGCTCCCGAGAAAGCCGGGTGCGCTCCCGCTGCTTCAAGAGCCGTTCCTGTTCTTTGGCCTCCGCCGCTGCCGTTAGCTCAACTTCCATGTCGGCCACTGCCGACACAATAATATCAGGGCTCATACCAGAGGCGAGCATATGACGAACGGCAGCGGCGATGACTGACATCAGGCGTCACCCCCTTCACGCCCTTCCGGGGGAAGTGAATGAGGACGCAAACGGCGTGCCGCAGCAGCCCTGCGCCATCGGTTGTCGTCTTTCTGCACTTCCTCAAGGATCGCCAGAAACTCGGAGTATATCTCCCGCGAAACTTTGGCCTTCAAAACCTCAAGGCGCTCAAGCTGGGTAAGACTTACAATTGGCATGGCGCAGCCCTCCCGCGCGCACTTGCCTGTTGACAAGTCGTCACAAAACTATGCTGTAAAAGCATTGGAGCCTCCGTTGCATACTCAGGCTTCAGTTCATCAGGCTGGGGCAGGGAGGCCCCGGCCTGATATTTTATGCGGCTACGCTACTCACGCTCTCACGCTTCACATCACTCCCGCGCAGTGCATTCCAGTCGCGCAGGATCTCCTCCGCCTCGCTGATCGAGCGGGCAATTTGGTATTTGAGCCCGAGCACCGCGCACCGCGCTTGGAACGCCTGCTGCGCCGTCGAGAGGCGGCCGTCCTCGCCCTTCACCTCCATGAAGGCGACGGACTTGTCGGGCAGCACGAAGCAGAGATCCGCCACACCCGGAAACACGCCCAAGCGGGCGAAGTAGATGCGCGACGAGGGCTTCACGAGCCCGCCATTGGGGCAATGAAACCACATCAGCCGGGGATGTGCCGCCATGCACAGGAACTCCACGATCCCGGCATGGATGGCGTCCTCGCGCGTGGCGCGGATCGGGTGGCCAAAAAGGTCTTTGGCGCGCTTCATGCCGCCGCCTCGAACAGCCATACCAGCACCGCCGACCGCACACTGATCGGATCTCTGAACTCCGCGCCTATCTCGGAGAGCAGCCGGGCCTGCTTCTGGCGCACGAAGATGTTCGCCAGCAATGCGGCGCGGCGATCCTTCTCGCGCAGTGGGCGAGGCGGCAGCCGCTCCGCTCCGGCGTAGGGGACGAGCCTCATTCCATCACCCCCGCGCGGCTGGCGAAGAGCTTGCCGCCAAGCGCCTGCTCGGCGGCGCGGTCGTAGTCGCGCTGGCTGCCGCGGGAATGCGCCATGGCGTGGTGCTCGGCGCAGTACGAGCTTTCGTGGTGCCTAGGCCGCCCGCAAAAGCGATAATCCGGCCGCGAGCCCTCCGGCCAGCGGCAGGAATTGTGCCGGAGATCCAGCAGGTTCAGCGTGCCATACGCGGGCGGAGGCGGCGGTGGCGCCTGGTATGGCTCCGGCGGTGGCAGTGGCCTCCTGTTAGCCCGTTTCGGCCGCGGCTTTGGCTTGCTCACTTGCTCAGTCGTTTTGAGCAGCAACCGAGCAGGCATCCTGCGGCCGGCGCCGAGCAGCCCAAGCCGCCGCAGCTTGCCCATCACCGCACAGCGCGAGATGCCGAGCCGGTGGCCGATCTCGCCGCCGGTGATGCCTGCAAGCCATAGCTCCGACAGCCGCTCCACGAGCGCCTCACTCCACAGGATCTCGCCGGGATTGGGCGTCCTCATGCGGCCTCGCTGAGCGGCGAAGCGCGATAGCAGCGCGCGATGTGACGGCTGAGAGGCAGCGGGATTTTTGCAATCATCGCGCTCCACTCCTTGCGGCGCGGATCACGCGAACTCCATCGCCGGGCGGCCTCGCAGTCGTGGAAGTCGTTGAAGCCCTTGAAGCCCTTGAGTGAGACAGGCATCAGCGCAGGAACGTCACCCCAGAGATGGAACGAGTTGTAGTTCCAGCGTGAGCGGCCCACCCATGGGATGGCGCCGCGCACGTTTTCCACGACGAGCGGGATATGCCGCCCCGCCGCCTCGCAGGCCTCGCGCTGGATACGGAAGCACGCATCGAAAAGCGTATTGTCGGGAGGCGGCAGCGCCTTGGCGCGCTTCCACGGCATCGCCCGGTAGCTGTATGCCTGGCAGGGAGGCGAGGCGACGATCAGCGCGGCATCCTTGAACTGCGAGCCGTGCAGCGTCCGCACGTCCTGGATGACAAGCTGAAAATGCTCGGGCTTAGGCAGTCCAAACTGAGCCGACATGTCTTCAAGATCGAACCCGATTACTCTGTAGCCCTCGGCGATAAGGCCTTCGGCCCATCCATGAAGGCCTGTGAACAAATCAATCGCCAGAGGTTGGCTCATATCCCGAGCCCGTCCATCAGCGCCTCGATCTTGCGCTGCCTTTCCTCGTAGCGCTGCTTGATGCGGCGGCTTTCGGCACGCAGCGCCCAGCAGTCGGCGATGTGCTGGCGCGTCTGCCGGAGCACCTCGCTGTCGGGAGGAGTTGGGTGACCTTGCAACGGCCCCTGCTGCAGCCTTCGGCTAAGATAACTGCAGGAGGTTTGCGATGGCTCGTAGTCACCCGTGAGCCGGGGGAATGGATGGATGGTGGCGGTCACTCGGCGGCCTCCCGAGCCGCAAGCATCTCTGCCTTCGCTGCCTTCATTCGACGAAGGCGTGGGCGTATCTCACCAAGCTGTTTTGAAAGATCGATGGCATCTTCAAGCGGCACGCCTTCAATGAGGCGTTCCACTGCGGCTAGCAGCCGAGGGATGGGCCGAAACCATTCGTCGTGCGAATGAGCGTCCGCAAAACAGCGGTGTATCGCCCATTCGGTTCGCATGTCCCCAGGCATGCTGACGACAATTTCGAGCGGATATGGCGACCACTCCATGTAGGTCGCCAGTCGTCGCTCAGGCGCCCTTGATGAGCCAATCTTGATCGGCCCATCCTGACCAATCGGTCGCATGAAATAGATGTGGCGCTCTTCGTCGTAGTAGTCGTAGTCGCGCATCACTCAGCCGCCTCACGGCCTGCGATAGCCTCGGCCTTCTCCTGCCTTCTACGGACGCGAAACGTCTGCTTTTCCTCAAAGCCCCAGAGGGTATCCGAAACCTCCAGCCCAGCCTGCTTGAGCAGCCGGATGTGCCGCTTGTAGTGGATGGCCGGGATGTGGCCGGCCCCCCGCCAGTTGACGACCATCTGCACATACGTGCCGAGCACTTTGGCGAGCGTTCCAGGCCCGCCGAAATGCGCAATTAGTTCAGGGATCGTGCGAATGCGCCTTGACATGGCGATTTCTTTAAAACTACGTTTTAGGCCAGTCAATCACATATTGATGGATGGACGCCAAAATTGATATGAGACTACTCAAGTGGGGAATGGCACCACGACCCCGAGACCCATTTTCCATCGAGGTGGGTAAGCGCTTGCGCACCGCACGGATGGCGGCTGGCTTTTCCCAGACAGAGTTTGCCGAGCGCCTTGGATTGCCGGCGGCCGGCAATCTCTCAAACTGGGAACACGGCATCGCGATGGTGCCGCCCACTTATGCGCCGAAGATATTCCGGCTGCTGCGGGTCGACAGCAATTTCCTCTATCTAGGAGATACTGGCGGACTTCCGCGCAGCCTCTATGACAAGATGTTTCCTGTTAAGAACTCGCGTGGGCGACCCGCTTGAATTCGAGGACCGTGTTGTCGAGAACGGTTTCTTCCGCGATCGCCCCTAGCAACTTGTGCTCGTTGAGAAAGGCCAGGTGGACCCACGCCAGGCCGAGCACATACTCCGCCTCTTTCTGATCGTCGGGCAGCAGCGGCACAACTTGAAGCGCCAGCTTTTTCAGCTCCTTGATCCGGGGCTCATCGAGGCCGCGTTGATGAAGCAACATTCTGTTCCCTCCACGTTCACAAGCCCGTATTAGCACATTTCGCCCTCTGCCCATTTGTATTAAAATGGGGCATCTAAAATTCTTTTAGAAAAGGCTTGCAGCTAAAACTTTCTTTTAGTAATGTGCCTTCATCAGATCGATGGAGCGCCGCCGTGCTGCACACTTGGGAAACCGACTACCGCCACGACCGGCGCAAGCACCGGCACCGCTGTTTCGCCTGCCACCGCATCCTCAATGAGGGCGAGCCGGTGTTCATGGCCAAGGCGAAGGGAAGCAGGGCTACCCGAGCCACTCATCTCGCCTGTGCCGACACCATCGCGACAAGCGACTGGACCTACCGCCGCCTGATGACCGCTCAAGCTCTGGGGCTATGACCATGCTGCACACTTACGATCACTGGAAGTCCACCAACCCCGACGACGAGTTCCTCGGCCCGGAGCCGGAGGAGGACGAGATCCCCGAGCCCGTCGTCGACGAGGTGTGGGACGGCGCGCGCGGCGAATACGTCCACACCGTCACCTTCGCGAGCGGCGCGAAGTTCCAGGTGCAGCAGACGCGCGGAGGAGCGTTTGTTGGCGATTGGGAGATAGTCGGCAAGGGCTTCTACTCGGACGGCTTCCTGTCTCCGGAAGCAGCCATCGACCGCCTCATCGACATGGTGATGTCGTGACGCCAATCCTCGACGACATCCTGTCGGCCCTCGCGCTCGTGGTGACGAACGCCGCGATCGCTGCCCTCCTCTTCGGCCTCGCGCCGGATATCGCTGCGTGGGTGGCGCGATGAGCAAAGTCAGAGACGCCCTCCTGTCGCTTGTCCTGATCGTAGTCCTGCTGGCTGGCCCTTTCTGCATCCTGGTCGGCGCAGGGTTGTGGTCATGGCCATGAACAACGATCACGTCGCGGAGACTTTCCGCTCGCTGCTGGACGATATCCGCGAGGCCACCCAGACGCTCACCAACTGCGCCGCCCTTGGCGCTCTCAAACCCAACGGTACACGCATGGCCTACCTGCGCACCCGCGACGACGAAGATCCCGAATACCGCACCAGCGAAGAGGAAATGGCAGCCGAGATCGCTGATCAGGCGCGCGTCATCGCCGACTTGGACGAGGCGCTGACGAAGATTGCCTACATCGCGGGCAACTACGGCGACGGCGCACCCGACGACCACTACCTCGCGCATATCCTGCTGCAGTTGGAAAGCATCGCCACGAGCGCCCTCGACGAGGCGCGCGGCACGCACAGGAAGGCGCTTGAAGCCATGCAGAAGAGGCAACCATGAGCGACACACAGACGACAAACGGCGGCTTCTTTCCCATGCCGCCCAACGTCGCGGCTGCCATTTCCAAGGTGATGGCCGGCGTTCCAAAGCTGCAGCGCGGCGAGAAGAACCAGCATGCAGGCTATAACTTCGCCAGCATCGACGACTTCCTCGAAGCCGTCCGCCCGCTCTGCGCCGAGAGCGGCCTCATCATCCTGCAGGACGAGGCTTCCTCGGAGATGCTCGACGGCGTGGACAAATACGGCAAACCGAAACGCTGGCTGAGCGTCACCTATAGCTTCACGCTGGCGCATTCGTCCGGCGAGACGTGGGCGCACCGGCCTACCCGCTCAATCGTCGTCGATGCCTCGATGGGCTCGCAGGCTTATGGGGCGGCCCAATCCTATACCCTCAAACTGTTCGAGCGCAGCCTCTTCCAGATCGCGACTGGCGAGAAGGGGCAGGACGTT